ATGTATATGCATGTTGGAATTTAATATTACCCAAAAACACAAGCAATGAAGTATTAGAGTGGTATCAAAAGAATTTCATTCCAGCAGTAAACAGTAAAGAAACAAAAGAGTTCTATCAAAAGCAATTTATATTTGTTAGTCCAAATGAACAAACTCCTGAAGGAGTTAGAGCTAGCATGTATAGATTACGTGAACAGTGGCAACCATTCGCAAGAAAGATTAAACCAGAATGAAATATATATTTGTAGCCGGTGCTCCCGGCTCTAAGTGGTCAAGTGTAGTAAAAAACATTTACTATAGCCCTAGCATTGACCGTAGTGATTATAGTGACGAGCGCACATATTACCATGATGCTAGTGGCACTATGCAACTAATGCATTTGGGTGCATACTTTGATCCAGGTATGGAATTTGATTTACCTGAATCAATGTCTACATTGACTAAAAAACAAGCAGAAGAACTTTTTGATAAACCATTCTCGGGTGAGGGTGTTCGTATCATCAAGAGCCACATCTTTAGTTATTATGAAAACATTCAATATCTAAAAGAGTTGTGGCCTGAATGTCCTGTAGTATTAGTTCATCGTAGTGATGATTCATGTCTTGGCTGGTGGGTTAAGTGCGGTCATTTTAACATTACTTATCCAAGTTATGATAAGTACTATGTTGATTTGAAAGTAATGGCTAAAATAATTGCTAGACAAAATGCAGGTATCGAAACTGCATGGGAAAAACACGATGGCTTCATCGTTTATTCAAACCAAAGACTAGCATTGAATCTAGGGATCAGTAGTCCGCCAGTCGAATACAATCAAAATTACACAGAACAAGATATAGAGGTAAAAGTAATATGAAATCAAGTTGGGACTCTACTAAAATTCGTAGCAACTATCACTTTGATAGTTTCAAAAATGATCCTGAACAAGACAAGGTTATTAAGTTAGGTAAGATTATTGCAGACTTTAAACCTGAACTAGAAGCAATCATTGAAAATGCAAAACCAGCAACGTGGCGTACTAGAGGTGCTGTAGGCAAAGTTAGACCTGAAGAAGAACTAGCCGCAGAAGATTATGACTTAGAACGTTCGGGTTATGGTAAAGATTATACAATCACTCATTTAAATTGGACTATACCTGAAAAATTACAAAAGATTAGTGACTTGTTTGGATTGCAAGATTGTATGAATCGTATCCACGTTCAGATGCCTGGCGAAGTATGGAACTTACATTTAGATAAGTTAGAAAAGTGGGCACCTGAGGCGCCGTACACAGTTATGCGAATTCAATTAGCATTGACTGACTGGGAGCCAGGGCATTTCTGGAGTTATGGTAATTATCTACATCAGCAGTGGCATGCTGGTGATTTGACAACATTTGATTGGCAAAATCTACCACATAGTACTGCAAACGCAGGACACAATCCTAGAGTTACGTTTCAAATGACGGGTGTAATTACTCCTAAAACTACAGAGTTTTTAAATAGATTGAAAAGATTTGGCAGTCACGAGCTTGAGTTGACTGAGAAATCTTGGTTCTGAACACACCTTAGGGCCGTGTCGCCGGCTGCTGGCGGAGTAACAGGATTCGCTACCCATGTTGCCAAAGTGAGCATTTCTGATAAATACTCTATCGGAGACTATTTATGGAAACAAAAGAACACATCTATACATCAAACGCAGAGAATTTTTTATCATGGCATGATTGGGCCATGACCAAATTATCTGAAGAAGAATTAGACATTTATATGGTTGAAGAATTGACTCCTGAAAAACTAGAATTGTATTCACGCTGGATCGTAGAAGAACAAATCACCTCACGCACTTATCTGGAAGATGGTGTTGAAATTTTTACGGAAACATTCTAATGCTATCTGAAAATTTTGTACCCGAATCTGCAGCCAGTGAATTAGCGAAAAAATTACCTTCGCTTACTAAACACGACTATAATACCATTGATAAGTTGATGCAACAGATTGCTAAAAAACATCGCATCACGGGTAAAGCATTACATGATATATTTGTTCGTAAGTATGGTACAAATCCAGATTCATGGATTAAATCTAAATTAGATGAAGCAGGTGAAAAAGATTTAAACAATGACCCACTAATGCAGAAATTCATTAAATGGTCATCAAGCATTCTACATTTAAAAACTAATCCCGAAATTGAATTCAGCTACGACACAGAAGAAGCACAAGAAGGACACCACACTGGTCGTCATACTGATGGGGATAACAAAGTTTGGGTTTACGCAAAGAACCGAAATATGGTAGATATCATGCGTACCGTATTCCACGAACTAGTACACGTTCGTCAAGGTGAATTGAATATGATTCAACATGGTGACAGCTATCCTGGCTCACCCATTGAAGCCGAAGCCGACATGATGGCAGGCAAGTACATGAAAATATTTGGTAAAGAACACCCAGAAATCTTTCAATAAGGTCAAATAACTTACGTAAAAAGTTTGACTTTGTTGCGTTGCTCATATATACTAACTACTTCTTTAGGAGATATTTATGACAGCAAAAATGTTTAGTGGTGACCAGAAAATCAAATTAACACAACTTGTTAATGAAGGCATGACCGTATTACATGAGATTGATACGTTGAATGAAGGTCTAAACGATACAATTAAAGCAATCGCAGAAGAACTAGAAGTCAAACCTTCTGTACTCAAAAAGGCTATTCGTGTTGCACACAAAGCAAGCCTAACACAAACAAACGCAGAAAACGAAGAACTTAACACAATTTTAGAAACCGTTGGTAAAACTGTTTAATGAGTTACGTTGATGCTGTTCACAGCAGGGACGAGGATCGTGTATACGTAGTCGAACGTGATCCTAATGGTAAACGACAATATAAAGATTACCCTGCTAATTATGTTTTTTATTATCCCGATTCAAAGGGTAAGCAACGTAGTATCTACGGCGAACCTGTTTCTCGTTTCAGTACACGCAAGCGTAGTGAATTTGAAAAAGAAAGACGTATCTACAATAGTAAACCTCTTTATGAGAGTGACATTAACGTAGTATTTCGTTGCTTAAGTGATAACTATTTAGGTGTTGAACCACCTAAGTTACACACATGCTTCTTTGACATTGAGGTAGACTTTGACCCTGATAAAGGCTTTAGTCCTACGAACGACCCATTCAACCCAGTAACTGCTATCTCATTGTATTTGGATTGGCAAGACACATTGGTAACATTGTGTATTCCACCTAAGCACATGAGTAAAGAAACAGCACAAGAAATTGCAAGTCAGTTTGAAAATTGTTTAATCTTTGATACTGAAAAAGATATGTTTGATACATTCTTTATGCTGATTGAAGATGCAGATGTGTTGACGGGTTGGAACTCAGAAGGCTATGATATTCCATACATGGTCAATCGTGTTACACGAGTAATGAGCAAAGATGACACACGCAGATTTTGTTTAATGGGTCAACTTCCTAAACCAAGAATGTATGAACGTTTCGGTAAAGAAGAACAAACATACGATTTGGTTGGTCGCATTCACATGGACTATTTACAGTTGTATAAAAAGTACAACTATGAATCACGCCATAGTTATAAACTAGACTTCATTGGTGAAATGGAAGTCGGTGAGAACAAGACACAATACGAAGGTACGTTGGATCAACTATACAACAAGGACTGGCTCAAGTTCTTAGAGTATAACAGACAAGATACGATGTTGTTGGTTAAAATTCACAACAAACTTAAATTCTTAGATTTAGCAAACGCATTGGCGCATGAGAACACAGTTCTCTTGCCAACAGTTATGGGCTCTGTTGCTATGATTGAAATGGCAATCTACAACGAAGCACATGCAAGAGGTTTAGTAGTTCCTGATAAGAAAAGAAAGGTTGAAAATGACGATGATGAACAACAAGCGGCAGGTGCCTATGTTGCTACGCCGAAAAGAGGAATGCACGAATGGGTCGGGGCAGTCGATATTAACTCACTCTACCCCTCAGTCATCCGGGCGCTCAACATGGCGGGCGAAACTATTGTTGCCCAAGTCAGACAAACACTCACCGACAAGTACATGAAAGAAAAGGCACAACGATTAGGTGCCGCAAAGAAACGTGCTAAAGAAGGTGATGAAGTGTGGGGTGCGATTCTATGGGAAAACTTGTTTGGTGCTTTAGAGTACACAGCAATTATGAACCAAGAGCGTGGCACTATGCTTTATGTTGACTATGAAGATGGTCATAGTGAAGAAATGTCTGCGGCAGAAATATGGAAGATGGTATTTGATAGTCATCGCCCATGGATGCTGTCAGCAAACGGCACAATCTTTACTTATGAAAAAGAAGGTGTCATTCCTGGACTGCTTTCACGTTGGTACACTGAACGTAAATCTATTCAGAAACAAGTGAAGGAAGCGACAACCGATCAGGATCGTGAATATTACGATAAGCGTCAATTGGTTCGTAAGATTTTATTGAACAGTGCTTATGGTGCATTGTTGAACGAACACTGTCGTTTCTATGACAAGCGTATTGGTCAGTCAGTTACATTGTCAGGTCGTCAAATTGTTAGACACATGATGAGCCAAATCAATAGTGTAGTTACCGGAGAGTATACACACGAAGGTGAAGCAATTGTATATGGTGACACTGACTCGTGTTATTTCTCTGCATATCCTGCTCTCAGAACACAAATACAAAATGGTGAAATGGCATGGGATAAAGAAACTTGCATCGGCTTGTATGATTCAATTGCTGATGAAGCAAACAATAGTTTCCCAGCATTCATGGAGAAAGCATTTCATGCTCCTCGCAGGAATGGTGAGATTATTAAAGCTGGTCGTGAATTGATCGGTGATCGCAGTATCTTCATCACAAAGAAGCGTTATGCAATTAACATCTTTGACAAAGAAGGTAAGCGTAAAGACAAAGACGGTAAAGCCGGTGATATCAAGGCTATGGGTCTTGACTTGAAACGTGCTGATACTCCAAAACAAGTACAAGATTTCTTAATGCAAGTATTGGGTATGGTAATACAAGAAGGTAAAGGACGTGACGAGGTCATTGAGGTCGTTAAAGACTTTAAGCGAGTATTATCAGCACAAGACAGTTGGACTAAAGGTTCACCCAAGTCAGTTAACAAACTTACATACTATGGTGACTTAGAAGCCAATAGTAAAAAAGGTCGTGAGAACATGCCCGGGCACGTTCGTGCGGCATTGAATTACAACTATTTACGCAGAGTAAACGGAGATCAATACAGTCAAAAAATCGTTGACGGTATGAAGGTAGTTGTATGTAAGTTGAAGAACAATGCGTTAGGATTTACTAGTATCGCATATCCAACTGACGAATTACGACTACCACAATGGTTCATTGATTTGCCATTCGATGACGAAGCAATGGAACAAACATTAGTAGATGAAAAAATTGAAAACTTATTAGGTGTACTTGATTGGGAAATCAAAAACAACATTGATGTTAAGTCAACATTTGATGATTTATTCTCATTCGGTTAAATGAACTGTTGACTTTCGCAATATATTCCATCATAATACACACTATACTTTCCTAAATACTTAACACAAAGGACAAACATGAAAGACTATTTAAAAGATTTAATCGACCATACATTTGGTCTAGGCTGTATCGAACTAATCAAGGTTACTGGTACACAAACTGAAACAACCATCAACGCAATTGCAGAAGATAAATCTGTAATCGTTTCTGGTACATTTAGTACTCCCATCATTGACTTTGAAGGTACCTTCGGTATGCCCAACTTGAGCAAACTTAAGACTATCATCAGCTTTGATGATTATGACGATACATCTATTGTTAATGTTGTTAAAACAAAACGTGATAATGAAGACGTACCAACTACAATTCACTTTGAAACTAAAGACGGTAGTTTCGTTAACGACTATCGATTGATGAACAAAAACATCGTTGAAGAAAAAGTGAAGGTTGTTGTATTTAAAGGTGCCGCATGGAACGTTGAGTTTGAACCAACTGTTGCAGGTATTCAGCGTCTAAAGAAACAAGCAAGTGCAAACAGCGAAGAAGCGCACTTCACTACAAAAACTGATGGTTCTGACTTAAAGATTTATTTCGGAGATCCAAGCACACACAGTGGTAATTTTGTGTTTCAACCAGGTGTTACTGGAACATTAAACAAAGCATGGATGTGGCCTGTTAAACAGTTTATTAGTATTATGGACTTAGTCGGTGATAAAACTGTTCGCATTAGCGATGCTGGCGCTACAGAAATCACAGTTAACAGCGGTATTGCAACATATCGTTACTTACTCCCTGCACAGGCAAAATGATAGGTAATATCTTTTCATCTTCTAGCTCAGTCGTTGTATCTGGTGCCCCAGGTAGTACTTATGTGAATGGGTACAGTGGTGCTCAGGGTGTAGGTAATATGAGATACAATACTACAAGTCAAAGGACTGAAGTATTTGATGGTACTACTTGGATTCAATTAAACATGGGTTCAATGAGCATTGGTCTATCTCCGGAAGTTGAATCACTATTAAACTGGGCTCGCCAGAAACGTAATGAAGAAATAGAACGTGAGCAACTTGCCGAAAAGAATCCTGCTATCAAAGACTTAGTAGAACAAATTAAGCAGAAAGAAGACCAAATCAAAATGGTAACAACTCTGTTGAAAAGTTCTGGTAACGAAGGTGAGCAATATAAACCATCAATGGTACCTTAATGAATCAAGATAATTTATCAGCAAAACAAAATCCAGATTGGGCATTATTCTTACCAGCAGTCAGTAGTTTTTATATTGCTGGCTTAGGTAAACAACGTAAAGGTGAGGAATATTTTCCTAAAGAACGTATTCCCGCCAGTTTCAATGGTGACGTTGAGAAACTTAACTTCTTAAACAGCAAAGAAGGATTGTACACATACAAGTGGGGCTTGTATTCTGCTGGTCACGCTAACTTAGATGTTACCAAAGACGATCCCAATGAATCTATCATTAGAGAACGTGAAGAAGGTACTTTCATGTTGGGAGACTCAGGTGGATTTCAAATTTTAAAATGTCAATGGCCCGCTGATTGGAAAGACCCCAACTGCCCTCGTGCTATGAAAAAGCGCAAGGAAGTGTTAACATGGATGGATACATACATGGACTATGGTATGTGTTTAGATATCCCTTCGCAATCATTGACAACTTATCATATCAAGGATCCTAAGACAGGTAAATCAGCACACGGCATTCAATTTATTGAAGATGCTGTTAAAGCTACACATATCAACAATGAATATTTTATCAATAATCGCAATGGTAAATGCAAGTTCTTAAATGTGTTACAAGGTCGCAGTCATACACAATCAGAAGATTGGTATGCAGAGATGAAGAAGTATTGTGATCCAAACATCTATCCTGATACTCATTTTAATGGCTGGGCATTCGGTGGTCAAAATAAGATTGACGTTCACTTGATGCTAACTAGACTAGTAGATATCATTTATGACGGCTTGTTACAAGAAGGTAAACATGACTTGATTCACTGTTTGGGTGTGTCAATTTTAGAGTATGCTGTGTTGTTTACTGATATTCAAAAAGCAATTCGTAAATATCACAATCCCAAATTACAAATTACATTTGACTGTGCTAGTCCTTTCTTTAGTGCGGCTAAAGGTCTTGCTTATTTTAACACTAGCATTGAGCACGATAAAAAGTGGTCATATAGTATGGAAAAGACAGCAGAAAACAAAAACTATGGCGTGACAACAACATATGCAGGTGACATGCGTAAATACCGTGATGCATGTTTAGCTGATAACATCCACACAATGTTTACTGATAGTCCAGTCACTGATATGATGGTTATGAAGGACTTGTGTTATCGTGGTAAAGGCTTTATTGGTCAACATGGTAAAGAAACTAAAACAAGCTGGGATACATTAAGCTACACATTGATTCAATCTCACAATGTGTGGATGCATATGAATGCAGTGCAAGAAGCTAATCGTAGATATGAACAAGGAATTGTTCCTAAGATGGTTCGTGATAAATTCACAGGCGAAACATTTGGTCAACTCGTAGACGAAATCTTCTCACAAAAAACAAAACAAGATAGTATTGCAATTATTGAGAAACATACTAACTTCTGGACACAAATGCAATCAGGTAGTCAAGGGTTCAGCGGTAAGAAAACTATCAATGCTATGACTATGTTTGATAAATTGTTTGAAGTTGAAAACAATGATCCAGAGATAGATGAAATCATTGAAGATAGTGATGATGAAATGGCAAATGTATTGGAGAATTGATTATGTATGAAAATCGAATTAAAACGTTAGAAGAATCATATCGTTTAGTTGAAATTCAAATTGCAAATCTAGAAAAAGCAGATGATGTTGATACTAAGAAATTATCTAAATTACTAGAAGCAAGAGATAAGTACCTTGACCAATTGCGTTTGCTACGTAGGGCGCAGTATGAAGATAGCCAAACAGTAGATTTTGATGACAGATAATATACCAAACAGTCCTAAACCTGACATAAGTTGGGATATAGAAAAACGCATCTTTGTTAAAGAAAATGTGATTGATGCATCACTGTGTGATGATATCATTAAATTCGGCACTGATAATGTTAAACAAGGCATAAACAAGTATACTCAGTTATTTGATGTAAGTTTTCATACCTGTTTGCTACCGTTAGAAAACGAAGCGCATAAGAATTTACAAGATGTTTGGCAAGAAATAAGAAATCATTTTGAAGTTGATATTGATTTTGTTGAGCCATATGAATTAAAACGTTATACATCAGGTGATTATTTCGGTAGACATACAGATAATTATTACAGTTTAACCGGAAGTATAGACAGGAAGATTACGTTAAGTGTACAATTAACGAACGATGACGAATACGAAGGTGGAGAATTTAACGTTTTGGGAATAAAACATAAATTGAAAAAGGGTAGTGTAATTTCATTTCCTACTTTTTTCCCACACGAAATTACACCGATTGTGTCAGGCACACGTTGGTCATTAATTGGTTGGGCATGGGGACCTTATTGGAAATGAATATGATTGACAGAGCTTTATCAGTAGATTCCGAAAGTAATATTACGTTTCATATGGGTACCGGTGAACAACTGCGTATTGATAAAGACGGATTTTATGTAAGAGGTATTAAGGTACCTCAAGATGAAAAAGAAGCTGAAAGAGTGTATAATGCATTTCATCAGTGGTTAACATGGGCAACACTTAATAGGAATTATTAATGGACATTCAAAGAGAACAAGCATTATTTGAACAAATGCAACGCATTAGTCATCAGGCTAAACGTATGATTTTTGTAACATTTCAAAAAGAGGGTATTCATAAGTACCCAGCGGCAGCAACAGATCCAGCACTTGCAACAGGTGATGAATATGATGTTAGCTTTTTAGGAACTCCACATCGTCACATCTTTCATTTTAATGTAGCGATTGAAGTATTTCACAACGACAGGGATATTGAGTTTATTCAATTCAAGCGTTGGCTAGAGAAGTTATATTCTCAAGGCACACTAGAGTTGGATTACAAAAGTTGTGAAATGTTGAGCGATGATTTATACAATCAAATCGCACAACGATATCCCGATCGTGACATTGAGATTAC